CTGTAGGATTAGGAGTTGGTTCAGGAGTTGCGTTAGGTGTTGCTGTTGGTGTAGGGGTTGAGATGTTTACATCAACTCCGAAGTCACAATCTGCAGTTGCTGATGGTGATGGTGTTGGAGTAGGACTCGCAGTTGTTGATGGTGTAGGGGTAGGAGTACTACTTGGACTTGGCGTTGGTGTAGGAGTTGAAATATCAGTGTCTACTCCGAAATCACAATTAGGAGTACTACTTGGAGTAGGACTTGCAGTTGGATCAGGTGTACTACTTGGAGTAGGACTTGGTGTTGGGGATGGGGATGGTGTAGGTGTTGGTGTTGTAATAATAATATCTACCCCGAAGTCACAATTCGGTGTTGGAGTAGGACTTGCGGTTGTCGAAGGAGTTGGTGTAGGACTTGCGGTTGTCGAAGGAGTTGGAGTTGGTGTTGCAATATCAGTATCCACTCCGAAATCACAATCGGCCGTTGCTGAAGGTGACGGAGTTGGGGTAGGACTCGCAGTTGTTGAAGGGGTTGGAGTTGGTGTTGCGATATCAGTATCTACACCGAAGTCACAGTCTGCAGTTGCCGTTGGACTTGGCGTAGGAGTAGGACTACTACTTGGTGTAGGTGTAGGTGTCGCAATATCAGTGTCTACCCCGAAATCACAATCTGCGGTTGCCGATGGACTTGGTGTTGGTGTAGGACTTGCGGTAGTTGAAGGTGTAGGGGTTGGGGTTGATATGTTTGTATCTACTCCGAAATCACAATCTGCAGTTGCCGTTGGAGTTGGTGAATGACTTGGTGTTGGGGTTGGTGTTGCGATATCAGTATCTACACCGAAGTCACAGTCCGCAGTTGCCGAAGGTGATGGACTTGGTGTTGGTGTTGGTGTTGAACTTTCTGTTGGTGATGGTGATGGTGTAGGGGTTGCAATATCAGTATCTACACCAAAGTCACAATCGGCTGTTGCTGAAGGTGACGGAGTTGGAGTAGGATCCGCAGTTACACTTGGACTCGGAGTTGGAGTCGGTTCCGCAGTTACACTTGGACTCGGAGTTGGTGTTGGGGTTGGGGTTGAACTTTCTGTTGGGGTTGGAGTTGGTTCAAAATATTCTTCAAAATCACCATCAATGTCACAATCCTGTGTTACTGTTGGGGTTGGAGTTGGTTCAGGAGTACTTGTGCCTGTTGGTTCAGGTGTGCTACTTGCCGTTGGTTCAGGTGTACTTGTGCCTGTTGGCTCAGGAGTACTTGTAGATGTTGGTTCAGGTGTACTACTTGCCGTTGGTTCAGGTGTACTACTCGCAGTTGGTTCAGGTGTTTCTGTTGCGGTTGGTGCCGGTGTTGCCTCAGGTGTACTACTTGCTGTAGGTTCAGGGGTACTACTTGGGGTTGGGTTTGGTGTTGCATCAGGTGTACTACTTGGGGTTGGGGTTGGTTCAGGAGTACTACTTGGAGTAGGACTCTGAGTTGGGTATGGTGTCGGTGTTGGTGTGGATGTTGGTTCGGGTATTCTTGTCTGTCCAACACAGTATCTACTAATCTCATATGTGATTGAACCGTCATTTACGATATCAATGATTTCATAACAATCATTGTTAACATATTGAATCACATTTGCACTTTGAGTGATTAATTGTATTTCAACAAAATCACCTATAGAGTAATTGGAATCGTATACCGCGTATTTTATATCACCTAAATTATAGTTACGTAATTTAAACGCGGTTATCTCATTACAATCTATGTCAAAGACAGGTCTTTCCAAGTCATTGATATGTGGTATATCCTTACAATCAAGTTCATCTTGGAAATACTGTTGTGTATTCAGATCTAAATTTTCAAACTTCTGTTCTGTGTGTTGTAATAAAATTAAATCTTCTCCGTCACCGTTAAAGATAACAACAGTGTCACATGGGAAATCCGTGTGTCCTGTCGGAGTATTTAATACAGTTACATTTAAATGATAATAAAGATCTCTACTACAATAGTCCAAATCCAATGAAGTGACCTCCACCGGAAATCCAAATTCATTAATTAAGTAATCACCATTCTCATAGTAATCCTCATCATAACTACAACATGGGTCTACACCTTCTTCAGGTCTAACCGTCAATTCTTCAGGATATTTCTCAATAAATTCAAAACGACCACTGTCGTTGGTTAGTACTCTTACCTTACTGTTAGGTAAGACACTGAATCTCTCATTAATTCTATTAACCTTAATTGAACCCATACAATCCTTATTGTCAACTAAGACTGTTTGGTACCACATAGAGAATCCATAACCCTCTATAGGTGAATCAAAGAAAGATTGTGAACCATACGGACAATCTTTATAAGATGCCGATAATAGGTGATCCCCAATTTTAATATCTTCTGCATTTATATATGTTGCATCCCCCGAATCAATATGTGTTTGAATGACTCTCCAATCATCAGTTTCCCCAATGATAAGACCATCATTTAATTTTAAGACTTTAGTATTTTGTCTAATACCATAATCGAATGTTGGTCTGTATTGAACCTTAGGATGTAATGTGTATCCAAAGTAGTTATCACAATATGTTACTCCACTCTGAGATTCAATTGGGTTTTGATTTTCATTAGGTAAGAAAGAATCAATTGTATAATTAAAGTAATGGCTCTTACCTGTGGGGTCCCACTCCATTTTTTGTTGGAGACCTTCTATCCTGATTTTTTGATCACAGTTCGCCGCATCAGTAATGATGACATCAAAAACGTCCGTCTCTTTAACATCTCTAATAACAAACGTACATGAATTTATACCGTTAGATGCCGAACCTGAGGACCCACCCTCATCAAAGTCCGCACCCATAGCACATGGACCTAAGTATTCAACAGTGTATCCTGTGATGGCCTCATTGTACCCACCCACACAATTCAAGAATATATTTACCGGCCAATCGGTATTGTATGGTGGGCAATCAGTACATGGGTCACCATCATCTACAGTATCTTCATTTCCAAAAGTAATACCTGAAACTTCCAAGTAAATGTCAGAAGACAATGTACAATTATCTTCATCTTCAGGTAAAACATACATATCTCCTGTACCACGAACACTAACCTGTGGGTCACATTCGGTACTTCCTGTCAAATATGCCGATGACCAATAAAAATCAAACGTAGATGGATCGATACAATCGAAGTCAGTTTCTAAGTACTGATCACCATTGTATGGCCAATTAGGGTTTAAAGTGTAAAGTTGTACATCATATTTGTACGGTACTATCTTGATCTTTCTAACACCATCACTATCAGTGTATATTTCAAAACTTAGTATTGGTGCAATTTCATAATCATATTGCTCACTATTAGACGTTAATTCAGTATTGAAATTTGTGTCTGTTTCAGTATTTCCCGTTGAGTATTCGAACCATCCCGCATGATGAGATATCGTATCATATCCCGTGTACTTGGTTCTCTTATAGAACATCTTATTGATTTGGTTATCAATAATGTCCCTAAGTTCGTTCTCCCATAAACAATCAAGTATCTCTCTCTGTGGATTCAAGTGACACTTAAAGTCACAAAGAAGTGGGAGGTGTCTCGTTTTATCAAACTGAACACCATTAAAATCAACCTCTTGTATTGAAGTACAATCTGATGTTATTTCAAATGGATCAAATAATCCCGCATGTGTGTACTGTTTTGTGATTTGATCACAAGTCATACCACTTTGTATGTTGACCGTTTCACCACTTAGGGTGATGGTATCATCGCCGGTAAAAGTTAGTCCATTAAAATCGATGTGAAGGGTATAGGTTACCCCACTAATAATTGTTAAACCTCTGAAAACATCCTTATCACCAAGGATTAGTGTTTCTAAGTCTTCCTCAATTGCCGTTTCAAATTCAGGGAAAACAACATCAGTGTACTCATTAATTCGACATGGTTTTTCATAGTCATATTTTGATCTACCAAATACATGGTTTTCAATGACATTACCCCCTGTCCATAATGTGGTTGCGGGAACGAATTGTTCAATGATCTCAACCCAATGAGGACTAATTCTATTAACAAACTCGTTAATTGTTGGGTTACTGTATGGGTTAGGTACGGTTTCTAAATAACTTGAATAGATATCCTGTAATTGGATGTATGATTTTTGGAACCTAACCGTATGTGAGTTTCTTATTTGTTCATTTAAAACCTGATCTAAGAATTCCGCAAACGTAAAACCTGTTTGTGGGGGTAGAGTATTGGTACCAAATGACACTTCTAACTCTCTCGATTGTCTATAAATGTCGTATTCAATACCCTGAGCGGAAGAAACATATATCTGTATGTTCTTTCTGTTGAGTGTTTGTGAATCTTCATCACCTAATAACTCCGCCTTTAGGTTATCAATTGTGTTATGCAATTCATAACCGTAATCAAGACCATAAAACTGTCTATGTAAATCAAAATAATCCTCACCGTAGGTAAAGTCTTTATTTTTGGTTTTAATAATCTTAGGATTTACCGTTAGATCTGAATTTTCCTCGTCTAATTCAAGACTTGACCTGTGTTCTAAAGTTTCTTCGTACCAACCCGCACCTTTTTGGAAGAACACATCATTATCTTCACTGATGATTGGTTGCACATCACCGAATTTGGTTGTCCCTGTTAAGACTATTGGGTATTCATTAGTATTGTATGATGTTGTCCCCGAAGTGACCGAAACACCATATGTAAAACCTGTTGTACTTAACTCACCTATTGTAAATGTCTTAGTACCTTGTGTAAGATCGTAGATATCACTATCAATGTCAATATCATTCTTTCTTACATCCTCAAATTTATAGGTGTGTTCGTTGATTTTAATCAACGGTTCAGGTGCACCAATAAATCTTAAAAAGAATTCTATTGCTTTCCTTGTACCTTTAGATTTATATATGTGGACAAGATTAATAACTAATCTTCTGTAGAACTCAATCTCCGCCTCAACGACGTTCATCCCAAGACTTACCCCATCAAATTGACTTTCAACTCTCGAATACAGGGTTTGTTCTAATCTTTTCTCATCAAAAAGGTTTACGTTATCTAAACCTAATGTGTTGGATAGATTCTTTAATAGGGTGTCAGGTATGTTATTGATTTTATCATAACTCACATTTCTCATGTAAGCTATGTTGTCAATAAATTTCTTTATACTATCAAACCCACCACCATAAATTTGGAATATGGACCCCATTCTTTGGTCCTCAGTATCAAATTCATTTAAAGATGCTGTGGTTAAGAACCTTGTGATGATATTGGATTTATATTGATCTACCTCATCACCTATTGTTTTTAGTTTATCGAGATATCCCGCATATTGAGTACCTGCAATCTTAATGTTCCAACCGTCTTTAAAGATCGGCCAACTTACACGTGTTATTGTGGTTTCTGTTCTTGACCCGTCTAAACTATCTTGTGGTAATTTAAACTCGATTGTGTATTTAGGGGTACTCTCTCTATCTATAATGAGTGATTCTAAATCATCTAAACCCCCGTAGAATTCCTCTACAATTGAATCAATAGGTCTTACTAAATAACTTTGATCGTATGTTGACCCCGTAAAGGGTTTACCTTTTACTGTTAAGGTTATTAAACCATCATTACCCGCTTTTTGGTAATTGATGATGTCGAATGTCTTACCCTCAACTGATAAGGTGTATTTTTTATATTTTGAAAAGAAGTTTCTAAACTCATTTATAACCTCGGGTTGTGTACTACTTTGAGGTTTATCAAGTACAATATCCAACGGATTGAATATTTTCGACTTCTCTAATTTAAATGTTGTGATATCACTACCCGAATTGTAGTTGATATTCTCGGCGGTGTATTGTGAGAATGATACGGGAGTATCTGCATCAATGTAGAATCCCGCAGGAAACTTCTCAATGATTCTTTTAACCGACGCAGAAAGTCTTTTACTTAATGACCCATATAAAGTTTTGTTACCTCCGTCTTTATTAGATCTGAAAGTTACCTTCTTGTCTTTTGTTTTTTGTGATGTTGATGATTGTGTTTGTGGGGCTTCTGTTTCCTGATTTAAATCATCTAATGTTAAAAATTCAGAGAACGGAAGACTCTTAAAACTTTTATTATCTCTCTCAGGAATGGATTTTTCTACAGAAAAGTTAGTGGCAGTAAGTTGTGACGACCCATCGGTAATTTGATTACCGACCAAGTTGTCGTTAAAGGTTTCCCTTCCACTTGCTACCTGACTTGGAACTTTTCTTTTCGCCATTATTCTGTGATGTCATCAAAGTTTTTAGTTTCATCAATTTCGTCCCTTTCTTCCCTCACCTCGAACAGTGTCTCGTTGAACTCATCTCTCACTTCAAACAGGTTGAATTGTTTGTAAATGTTGTTTTCCGCATCGTAAATTGTGTAGATACCGTCAGAAATAGATTTCGTTTGGTTTCCATAGAATGCGTGTGCTAAGGTTGACTCGTCGTGTTCAACCATTTCAACCTCGATCGTGGTTGGGTTAAAAAATGTATTTGATAGAATGATATTTTGTGACGGTTCACCAATAAATGGTACTGTGTTAGGTCTACTCGAAGGTGCCGAAGATGGTGTTACCGTCAAAAACAAAAGGTTTGTTGATTGATCGGTG